AAATCAAGGAAGTTCTGCAAACAGAATACGATTCTAAACTCGTCGAAGAAGTTGAGGAAATCAAAGGTGCTCTAAATGAGCGTGTTGATTCCTATCTTGAGTATGTTGCTGACGAATGGTTCGCTGAGAATCAACTTGCAGTAGAAACTGGTCTTAAGGAGGAACTTACAGAGTCCTTTATGACTGGTCTAAAAGGTCTTTTTGAAGAACATTATGTATCAATCCCTGAAGAAAAATATGATGTACTTGAGAGTATGGTAGAAAAACTAGATGATATGGAAACAAAACTCAATGAGCAAATTGAGAAAAATGTTTCGCTTAACCAACGCCTAGCGGGGGCAACAGCAGATAGCATTTTCGAGTCTGTTTCTGATGGTCTTGCAGACACTCAGAAGGAGAAACTTGCTTCACTTTCCGAAAGTGTAGAGTTTGAAAGTGAGACAGAATATCGTGAGAAGTTGGAAACACTTAAGGAATCTTATTTCCCTACAGCAAAAGCTCCAACAACTGCTAAAACCGAGACACTCTCAGAGGGAATGGAAGCCGCACCTGAAACACATTCAGCGTCAATGGCTGCATACCTAAAATCAATGTCAATGGTTAGCAAGTAACTGAATTTAACATTAAATCAAACTAAACTTTATTTTTAAAAGCAATGTTCCAATCAGAACAATTGCAGGAAAAGTGGGCTCCACTCCTCGATCATGAGGGGTCAGAGAAGATCGAAGATGCACATCGTAGATCGGTTACCGCAGTCCTGCTAGAAAACCAAGAAAGATTTTTAAGAGAGCAAAGTGCTTTCGAGAACGGAACCTCAATGTTGACTGAGGCCGCTCCAACAAATAGTACTGGTTCAAACGTTAATGCTGCTGGATTTAGTAGTGGTGCAGCCGCTGCTGGTCCTGTTGCTGGTTTCGACCCAGTTCTCATCAGCTTAATTCGTCGTGCAATGCCTAATTTGGTTGCATATGACGTTGCTGGTGTTCAACCAATGTCTGGTCCTACTGGACTGATCTTTGCAATGCGTTCTCGCTATACCAGTCAGTCTGGTAAGGAGACATTCTACGATGAAGTAGATTCAGCATTCTCTGGTCAGAACTCTGGATTCGGTGCTACTGACTATACTGACGGTTCAGTTGGTATGGGTACAACAATGCAGAGTGGTTCAAACCCTGCTGTTCTTAACCCAACTGGTTCTGCTACTGAGACTGACTACAACGTTGGTCAAGGTATGAACACAGGTACTGCTGAAGCACTTGGTAGTGCTGGTAGTACACAGTTCAACCAGATGGCATTCTCAATCGAGAAGGTCACTGTTACTGCTAAGTCAAGAGCCCTCAAGGCTGAGTACTCACTAGAGCTTGCTCAGGACTTGAAAGCAATTCATGGTCTTAATGCAGAGGCAGAACTTGCTAACATCCTTAGTACAGAAATACTTGCTGAAATTAACAGAGAAGTTATCCGTACTATCTACAAGGTTGCAGAGCAAGGTGCTATCCAGAATACCGCAACTGCTGGTATATTCGACTTAGACATCGACTCAAACGGTAGATGGTCTGTTGAGAAGTTCAAGGGATTGATCTTCCAGATCGAAAGAGATGCAAACGCTATTGCACAGAGAACTCGTCGTGGAAAGGGTAACATCATCCTTTGTTCTGCTGACGTTGCTTCTGCACTAACAATGGCTGGTGTACTCGATTACACTCCTGCTCTTAATGCTAACCTTAACGTTAATGACACTGGTAATACATTTGCTGGTACATTACAAGGTAAGTACAGAGTATACATCGACCCATATGCTGCTAACTTAACAACTGGTATTCCTTCATCTGCTCCAACAGGTGGTAATCAGTACTATGTTGTTGGTTACAAAGGTACTTCACCTTACGATGCAGGTCTGTTCTATTGCCCATACGTTCCTCTACAGATGGTTCGTGCAGTGGGAGAGAACACCTTCCAGCCAAAAATCGGGTTTAAGACTCGTTATGGCATGGTTGCTAACCCATTCGCTCAAGGTACTACACAAGGACTTGGTGCTCTTACAACTAACGCTAACCGTTATTACAGAAGAGTTGCTGTTAAGAACCTTATGTAAGAAGAAAGGATATATATCCTTTATCAAAGAGACTCCTTCGGGGGTCTCTTTTTTTGTCTAAATACTTAAAAAGTATATTATAATGGCAACTGCAATAGAGAACAGAAATTTTTTAGCACCTACTGGTTTTAAGTTTGCCTTGAAGAAAAGTCCTGGTGTTGCTTTCTTTTGTAATGAGGCAAACATACCAGATTTAAATCTTGGTATTGCTGTTCAACCAAACTACTTAAAGGATATTGATAGACCAGGTGATAAGATTCAATTTGGAGATCTCACTATTAGATTTCTCGTTGATGAAGATCTAACTAACTTCATGGAAATTCAAAATTGGATTCGAGGATTAGGATTTCCTGAAACTTTAAAGGAATCATATGATCTTCGGAAATCGGGAATTATTGACCCTCTAAATTCTAATAGTGGAGAAGGTGTATTTTCAGATGGAACTCTTCAGATTTTAAGTAGTAATTTAATACCTAAGTTCCAAGTTAAATTTGAGGGATTATTTCCGTATCAACTTACTACCATGACCTTTGATGCTACTGATACAGACATAGAGTACTTTACAGCAGAGGCATCTTTCAAGTATACTATCTACAGTATAACCGATTTAGAAAATAATCCTTTATGAACGTAACTCTTGAAACACTTCAAGAGATGTGGGAAAAAGATGCAAAAATAGATAGAGATAATCTACACGAAGAATCATTGAACGTCCCCTCTCTTCATGCAAAATACTTTGAACTTTATAATACTATTTTTTTATTAAGAAAGAAAGCAGAGCAACAAAGAAAAAACATCCGTCATGAACGGTATGAGTATTTTAGTGGGAAAGCAGATCCAGAAGTTTATATTGAAAATCCATTCCCAAAGAAGATAAGAGATAAAGATACAATGCAAAAGTATCTCGATGCCGATGAGAAGTTATCTAATACATCGCTAAAAATTGATTATTATGATACAATGTTAGTATACTTAGAAAGTATTCTTAAAGTTATACAAAACAGAACATATCAAATTAAGAATGCAATTGAGTTTATGAGATTTAATTCGGGGTTGGGATAATGTTTATAAGAGAAAAATTAGAAGTTAAAGAATATTTTTATCCATTTGCAGAAAAAATAAATCCTATTCTTTATGATATTATTTCACACATTAAAGATGAATATGGTAATGTAAATTATATAAAAAAATCTCAACAAGCAGTAAGATGGATACGAAATAATAGAATAAATATCCAAAACCAACAATTAACTTTATTAGAAAATTGGATATCTCAAATTGTAGAAAGGGATTTTGTTATTGGAAAAAGATCACCATTAATTTGTTTTGAAATGTGGGGAGTACTATATGAAGATGAAACTGAAATAGAAATCCATAGTCATCCAGATGCTTTGTACAGCACTTCTTATTATGTCAATGCACCTAAAGGTTCTGCTCCATTAGTATTTAAAGAATCTAATCATAAAATTAAAGCAGAAGAAGGAAAGTTAGTTGTATTTGATGGTAGATTAGATCATTATGTTCCTAAAAGTAAAAAAGTAAAGGATAAAAAATGAAGGATAGAAAACACATTGATAACA